GGAAAATTGTCGGGAAGGAATACAACGTGGAGTTTATTGGACTGATACTCTAAAGGATGAAAGAAGACCAATTTTGAAAGTTCAACAAGGTAAAACGAGGGTATTCTGTGCGGGACCTGTGCATTTCACAATTTTATTTCGCATGTATTTTCTTGGCTTTGCCGCCTGGATTATGAAGAATAGAAATGCAAACGAGATCTCGACCGGAACCAACGTTTATTCAATGGATTGGACTATAATTGCTCGTAAATTACAATCTCGAGGAAAGAACGGGAAAAAGACTAACATTGTCGCTGGCGACTTTGAAAACTTTGACGGTTCTTTATCTTCACAAATATTGTGGGCAATTTTTGAAAGTATTCAGGAATGGTATAACGATGGAGAAGAAAATGAAAGAATTCGACGAACACTATGGACACACATTGTACACGCAATGCACATTAACGGCAGAAATCTTTACACAGCAACACATTCACAACCTTCAGGATGTCCGATCACAGCAATTCTCAATTCGATTTACAATTCAGTAGTTATTAGAATAGTTTATTTACACGCAGCAATAGATCAGGAAAAGAAAGAAGGATACCAACCCGGACAACTCGCCAACATGAAAATGTTCAATCAATTTGTATCTTGTATCTCATACGGTGATGACAACTTAATTGCTATCATGGAATCCATTACAGAATGGTTTAATCAAGTAACTATTACAGAAAAATTTTTGAAGATTGGACATGTTTATACTGACGAGAGAAAGACCGGAGAAGTGTTTATAGTTAGGGACTTATCAGAAGTGGCGTTTTTGAAGCGTAAATTTTTGTGGAATAAAGATATTCAACGTTACGTCGCACCTTTGGATTTAGATGTAGTTTTAGAAATTTTTCAATGGACGAAACGTGGACTAGCCCGTGACGTTATTACTTTAGCAAATATTGATGTAGCTTTAAGAGAATTATCATTACACGGACCAGAAATTTTTAATCATTACAAACAACAATTAGAATTAGCTTGTATTGCGCGACAGATCGACTTTAAATTTAGAACTTATTTAGAATATTTTACAGAAACGACAAATACACCACTTCATTTTGAAATTGACGAATGGGGATTAATTTGGGACACTGAAGAATACATAGTACACTGCGTGAGCGCCGATTTATCTATGCATGCTGGTTTTGCAAAGGAATTGGTGAAACATCGCTACACAAAGGAAGAACACGAACAACTTAAACGACAACCACCGAAAGAAATTGGAACACCCATCTTTGACCACAAAAAGAGAGTTATTCACCTTGTGACGAAAAGACTTTACCATCACAAGCCACGGGATACAATTGCATTTGAACGTGCTCTCTACCATTTGAATATTGCATGCAAATTACAGGGTATCAAAAAGGTCGTGATGCCCCCATTACAATGTGGATTGGATAATAAATACACCAATTTGCAACTCGAAGGCCTTAAACGTCTCTTGCGACAACATTTGACTGATGTCGCTTGGACAATATACGCATAAATGTGATCTTGCGGTTCCATACAAAATTCTAACTCTAAAAAGGAAACGTATTGCTATTTATGTAAGAAGCTGGATTATTTAATCTTACTGCCAGGGTGGCTTGAAGCAAACCTTCTAAAACCCAGGAAAAGTTAGTGCGGTTATGGCGTTTAAGTGGACACATGACCTAAGAAATTCACTTGCTGAAACACAAACATCAACAAACCAATCAATCACAGAACAATCATTAGAACAGAAACAAATTGTAATCTTAGAAGATGAGGGGGCGCGAGAATCTATGATAGCGCCACTTGCATCAACTTCACAAAATACTGAAATTCTGAAACAGACCGTGCGAGAAGATAGAAAACACACTATTCCAAATTTCTTGAACAGGTTGTATACCATAGACAATTTTACATGGACTAAAACTGCAGTCCGAGGCGAAGTTCTTAAGACTTATCGCTTTCCAGATAAATTACTCTCGAATCCCGCTATTGCAGGAAAAACTAGAAACTTCTTTGGCTTTAGAGCTGGAGTTGAATTGACAGTCTTGGTAAATAAACAACCTTTTCAAGCAGGGAATCTCATGATTTCTTACTTGCCGCACGCAAAATATAATGCACCCAAATTAGCATTACACAATGACACAACAGGAATCGTTTCTCGTTCAGGAGCACCAAGAACTAACTTGGATCTCATGGATGGCACTCGAGCGACTCTCAAAGTACCTTATGCTTCACCTTTTGTATATTATAATTTATTAACGAATGAAGGAACAATAGGTGACTTCATGATTTCAGTTTACTCGCCTTTGGCGGACGAAGCATCTGCTGGAACGGTATCCGTACAGGTTATGGCAAGATTTATTGATATAGACTTGCAATTTCCAACGGGAATTTTACCAGCAACTTCTGATCCTCTTCAGCAAGTAACGAAACAATTAGCTTTATTTAGTCTCTCAAAAGATAGAGGCGATATGGTTGAAGCACAACGTATTTTGGACGAAACTCTTGAACAAATTAATAGCGGAAAATTTTATCATCAAATGAATACACAATGTACTAATATGAAACAAAAAGCACTTCCTAACATGACAAATTCCAATGGACAAGAACACGCACACACGATTTCGATTGACGCAAACAATTCACTTAAACCCATGAACTTTGGTAAAGCAGGACCAAATGAAATGGATATTAAACACATACTCTCAATACCCTGCTATCACAATGCATTCTCAATTTCAACAGCTCAGGCTGCTGGATCTACAGTCTATTCCACAGTTGTTTCTCCGACCGTTTTGCCCAACATCACTGGTCGTCCTGGAACAATTGTGGTTGACTACATGAATTTCATCTCACAACAACACACTAAATGGCGTGGATCATTCAAATTTTTATTTTATGCAGTTAAAACTCAATTTCATAGTCTCAGAATTAGAATATGGTTTTGTCCAGGAGCGACTAGCGCAACTGGTGTAGATAAAGATTCTTGTATTAGTAAAATAGTAGATTTAAAAGAACTGAACACAGCAGAATTTGAGGTGCCTTTTGTCTGGCCTTTACCATGGCTTAATTGTACAACTGCACCAAACTCCCTTGGAGTTCTTGGAGTGGATGTCATTAATGCGATGGTCGCACCGGCCACTGTGAGTTCATCGATTGATGTCATTGTCGAAAGAGCAATGGGATCAGACTTTAAATTCAACAAGCCAACCACCATTACAAGCATGCCTTTGGATATCACTGGAGTACCAACTGCCCCAGAGATGTACAGGGAATGCCCAGGCCCAGACCACACCTCATTTTGTTGTCGAAGTCCTTATCTCAAAGTAGAAATAGAACAACCAGATCTCACGAAATTTAGACACCAAATGAACACACATTCAGAACAGGATCATATGCACACCCCAGGTGACGACACAACTTTCGAAAGACCACAATCTTCTCGAGAGGCTGATGAATTAACCATGGGACAAGAAATCTCAAACATTTCACAACACTTAAAACGATCCACACGATATTTACGGTCAATACAATCAATCACACAACCTAAATATCGATACACAGAAGTACCAGGAACGGGTTCCATCTCTTATGATGCTGCTCTTTCTCAGTACAATTTTACTGCCACAGCCTTTGCAGACACTACCATAGCAATCACAGGATCTCATGCAATTACCGCAATCAAACCTTTTCTTACAAAGGATCCGACAACGTCAATTATATCTCTTAGATTACCAGGAGATTACTTAGTAGAAGCAACTGCCACTTATTGGTCTTTGCATAATGCAGATTATTCTTTAGATGAAATTTTAATTACAGAAGCAGACAACACAACTCCTTTAGAAACAGAAGCTTTTCCAGTTGTCACAATAACTGCGGCAGTAACCACACCCACACGCGCATTTTCAATATTTCCACATCATTTACCCATTGCGTATTTTGATACTGTAGGAGGTGCTTTTCATGTTCCAACTTTTGATTCGCTTACTTATTATTCATCATTATATGCTTTTGCTCGCGGATCTGTAAATATTAGATTTAATACACCAAATTCAAA